GCGCGCACGTTCATCAGTTCCAGCATAAACTGGATCGTTTCGCTGTCCTCATTCTGCAATTCGCTGGGCAGTTTGTGGAAACGTTCGCAGAGGAAAAGCTCTGTCAGTTGCCACGGTGTATCCTCAAACGTTTTGCCAATGAGCAGCGCTGCAAAATAATCATCCGCTATTTTTTTTTCGCGGCCTTGGTCGGCTCATCCTGTCCAGCCAGCGCCTTGTAGATGAACTTCACTTCCTCGTTCGTCAGTTGTTCAAAGATGTTGGGATTGCTGTGCGGCTGTGCCAGTTCCACGCCGTAATCGTCCACCAGATTCCATTCCAGCAAAAATTCTGCCAGAAACTTACGCGCGGCCTGTTCCTGATCCGCTGTCTCTTCGTAGTCGGTTTGCAGTGTTTGCAGGAACTGCATTTCCTTCAGCGTCGGCATCCGCACCTTAATGAAGGCATCGTCGCCCTGAAGTGGAAATTTCACCGTCTTTTCACGATTGCGTTGAGGCATGTGCATTTAATCCTTATCGTTCTTTACGAAGTCTTAAGTATTGTAGCACAAGTGTTCGCAGAATGGCAAATCTAAGTTGAGATTTGAGGCTAAATGAGGTACAATAGGGGGGTCTAAAAGGAACGCCTATAGTGCGACAGACACCATAGGCGTGGCGACAATCTTGCTCAGACAGTCGAAAAGGATTATATCATGCCGCGTCGCAAATCAGCAGAGGATTATAAAACATTAGCCTTGAGTCGGGGGTTTTTATGGCGTGGGGATAAACTCCCACTGCACTCTCAAGACCCTACAAGTTGGGAATGTCCACTGAATCATGTTTGGCAAGCAACCTACAATAACGTCTCAAGAGGAACGGGCTGTCCTGTTTGTTACCGACAGAACATTCCCCAACCGCGCCGTGTTCAACCGGAGGCTTATGAGAAGCTCGCCAAAGAACGCAACATGGAGTGGATAGGAGAATACTCTGGTAACACAAAGATAAAAACGCTTTGGCGCTGTAAGGCCTGCGGGTACGAATGGGAGACAGCATACAACACTGTTCTCAATGGAGCAGGTTGCCATCAATGTGCCCAAAAAAGAGTTGCCGAATTTCATCGTATTAAAGCTGAAGAGTATATTGCTTTAGCGGAGTCTCGCGGGTACACATGGCTTGGGGGAAAAGCGATTAGCGCACACGAGCACACAAAATGGCAATGCAATACCTGTGGACACCAGTGGGAAGCTCAATATACAAGTGTAAAAATGGGGTCAGGATGTCCAGCTTGCGGGCGAAAACGAACAATCGCGGGGAAGGCGTTAACGGAGGCTCATTATCATGCTGTTGCGCTGCGTCGGGGGTTTCGATGGATGGGAGAAACGTTAGCCCGAACCTCAGAAAAAACATGGTGGGAATGTTCAGAAGGGCATCGTTTTTACGCAACCTATAGCAATGTCTATCGGGGCCAAAATTGTCCAGTGTGTAGTGCTGAAATTCGGAAAACTGGCAAATATTCAGAACCAGTGATGCGCACCCCCGCTGACTTTCAGTGGATCGCTGAAAGTCGTGGGTTTAAATGGTTAGGGCCGGAGGTTCGCGGCGTAAAAACAAAGACCACATTTGAATGTCCAAAGGGGCATCTTTGGGAAGCAACTTACGTACAGATGCGAGTTGGTGTAGGGTGTCCTTATTGTTTTGATATGGTGAATGGGGTAAAGGTTTCAAAACCTCAGCGCGCAATTAGTGAAATGCTTGGGGGAGCATTAAATATTCCCGTTGGGAAGTATTCACTGGATATTGCTATTTCCCGAAATGATATTGCCATAGGCATTGAATATGATGGGTGGTATTGGCACAAGGATCAACTTGATACAGACAGAGAACGCATTCAATCCATTATGGATGATGGGTGGCGAATTGTGCATGTGAAATCAGACGCCATGACCCCAACCGCTGAACAATTGGAAGCTGCAATCGCGCGTATCATTGGCGGGGAGGTTTATGTTGAAGTGATTTTAGACGACTGGAAAGCGTAGTAAATAAGAGGGGCAATTTGCCCCTTTTACTAGAGACCGGTCATAGTGACAGCGCCTGACGGCTGCAACTCAATTTCATAGGCCACGGGGTTCGAATCTGACGCGTCATCTGAGAATTTAAAACTCTTCAGCACGCATTCGGCGGCAAACCGTTTGGAGCCTGCCGTGCCAGCGGGTTCAGAAAAGCGGAACGTGCGCAGTCCCGAACCGGAAAAGAACCATGCCAGGATGATGTCGCGGATTTCGTTGGTGCCTGTGGAGGCGATCCCCGTCACCTTAAACGAAGCATCCTTACCGCACTGAAGGCGGTTTTTCCACTGCGACCCGCCCAGCGTGCGGAATTCGCCAATGTTGTTGTCGAAGTTGGCTTCGACCTTGCTGGAACTGCCCGAAATATCGCGCAGTGTACCGCCCGCGTCATCCAGTTCGACAACGACATCACAGGCGGTAAAAGCGGTAGTTGTATCTGCCATGTCTACACCTCACTAAATCACATGAAAGTCGATAGGAATGCGGTATCCCGCAAACTCCTGATTTGCGTTTTCAATGATGGCGCGCTCAATGTCATTGACCTTAAACGCGCTGATCACTGCCAGCCCGAAATAGGGCTGTGTATCCTGCGCTTCCAGAATGTCAATCAGTTCATCCAGCACCGTTTCGAGCAGCGCCATTTCGTCGCCCAGCGTGCTTCGGGTGTGGACATACACATCCACATTCACCGCGTACAGCTTGTGCCGTTTGCCGCCGCGAAAGGTCGTGCGGTCTGTGTTGCTATTGGTGCTGCCCTGATACTTTTGCAGATACACCTGCATCATGGGCGTATCGGGAACGGACTCGCTGATTTCGCGTCCGGCCTGTGCCTGCACGATGGACGCTGCTGCGCCTAACGTATCGCGTACTGCGGTGGTAAGCTGCGTGATGGTCATCGTCATTGGTTGACAATCCTTGCCACGTTATCCCCGACCAGCGCGACAATCCGATCACGGTTCTGTTCCAGCGCCCGCGCAAACACACGATGCGCCCGCGTGCCGCGTCTGCCAATCGCACGCTGAAGCACAAAGGCGTTCATGCCATGCCGCCGTGCCCATACTTGTAAAGCGCTTAAAGGCGGACGGTGTGGGCGACTGCCCGTTTCAATGGGCGGGGCGTAAATCACGTTCGTGCCCACAATCCCCTGAATGGTGGTTCCGCGCTGGCGAATTTCGGGCGTAATAGAGGCGCGATAGCGTCCGGTGTCCACAGGCGCAAGGCGTTTAGCGTCCCGCTGTACCAGCAGCGTCGCGCTGCGCAAGCCTTCCAGAAACGCATCGCCCTCCAAATCGGCAATGGTCTGTTCCAGTTTGCGCTGAGTCTCGCGTAAGCCCCGTATCTCCCTGACGCTGGCGACCATTATTTACGCACCCGTCCCCCGCGCCGTTCGGCCTGCAAAGCATCGGCTACCGTCTGCGCCGGGCTGTCTGCCGCATCCTGCACAAACGACACATCAGCCTTGATTTCACTCGGCCCGATGACGATTTCAGCGGGTTCAATACTGATGGCCGCCACCTGACACAGCGCGACAATTTCTTCAGCCGTTTGACGCACCGCCAGTTCGCCACTGCTCAGATGCAGTTTGCGGTAAGGGCGGTCGCCGCCTATCGGTTCAACCCAAAGGATATGATCCGAGTTGACCAGAATGTCTTCGCCGTGTGTGTTGGTAAGTTGAATAAACATCCATCGCTCCTAAATCGTTGGTTTCACCAGCCGCGCCTGTACGATCATCGCCGCCACATCCGGGTCGAGTGCCTTGCGGAACTGTAACTGCCCCATGTCGCCCTTGGAGATGGTGTCCGCCCAGGCTGCTTCGCCGCGTTTCACCCAGCGTGTCGCCTGTGTCAGCACCGCCTGTTTGGCGTTTGGCGGCAGGCTTGCGGCATAGCCAAAACGCGCCGTAATGCGCACCGTAGGCAGACCATAACCCAATACCGCCTGTGCCAATCCCGTCCCGCTGTCCGATTCCAGTTTGCCGCTGGGGAAGGAGGTGCGTCCGCTGCCCAGCAGCGCCACGCCGTTGTAGGGCGTTTTGTTAAAGTCGGGGAAACGCGGGTCACCGCGAAAGGGCAGATACGTGCCTGCTGTCACGGTTGTCCACGCCGCATCGGTGGGACTTTCTTTAATTTCCACCGTCGAGAGCGACACAAACGGGTCAGTCATGACATACGCTAGCCCTGTGCCTGCGTACATGCGCGCGCTGGCGGTGGCGGCGGCTTCCAGCGGTACGTTCCAGTTGCACATCATATCCAGCGCTTCCGCAGCGGCATTCAAACAGCGCTGGATAAAATCATCCTTATCGCTGCTGAGACTGCCAAACTGCGAACGCAGTTCTTCGATGGTGGCGTAGGTCGTATCGCTCATGGTTTCGCCTCTGGGTGAAAGGGTGTCCCAGAGAGGACACCCCTCCCATGCCTAACAATGCCCGTCAGACGTTGCGGATGATCTGAGCGACTGTCGCCAGATCATTGTCCGAAGCGGGTTCGTAACGCGCCACGCCAGCCAGCGCTGCCACTGCGACGTTGCCGCCCAGCGTGCCATCGCCCACCGTCACGCGCGCCGAGACGTACCGACGCCCCAGGGCCGCCATCTTGTTTTCGTCGATTTCAATCCACGCTTCCTTGTTGTCGTCGGTTGCGGAGAATTGTGTAATCGCGTAACCGCTGATGTCGGCTGCGCTGGTGCCGCTGCTGTCCGTTGCCGAACGCAGCTTAAAGTCCACCGTGATATCGGTTGCGCCCAACAGCAGCAGGAACGCCACACGGCGGAACTTGCTGATGTCCACCCATGCGGTATCGCCCGTGTTGTTGTCGATGAGCTGTGGCGAGACGCGCCCGACCAGTGCAATCTGTTCCGTTAGTGCCTGAGTCTTCACTGCCATTTCACACCATCCTTAGAGCGTCGATAGCGCGACGAACGGCGACACGGTGCTGCTGTCGCCTGCCAGCGTGATGACGCCAGAAAGCCACGGCTGCCCGTCTACGCGGTGAATGACACGGAATGCCGTCTTGTTCGAGCCAAAACCCACCGAGGGGTCGCTCTCGACGGAAGTGGCCTGACGGTCGCCGATGACGTACATGCTGCGATCCACCAGCAGGATATCGCCCTTGGTGCCCACCGCAGGCTGTTTGTCCGTCCAGATGACGGGACGCCCCAGCAGCGTGTTGGGCACGCCCTGCGCGGTGTTGCCCCACAGGTAACTTGCGTTCCCCGATGGGCCGTTCATCAGCATCAGCACGCTCTTGAGCGAGTTGTTGATGACCCACACGCCATCGTTGCCCCAGAAGGCCGTTTCCATGCCCACCAGGTCATCGTACTTGACGGTGACAGTGGTGGTACGGGTGACGGTCTTGGTGCAAGGGGCGTTCACGATCCCCAGCGGTTTGCCTGCACCATCGCCCATGATGAAGGCGTAGTCTTCCGCCCACGCAATCGCGCCGGGGAAACCCATACGCCCGCCCAGGAATGACGCCAGTGACACCGACGCATCCTGAAGCAGCGAATTGCCGACGTAGGTCAAGCCGACCAGTTCGCTGGCCACCAGCGCCGCCTGCTTAAAGCCTGCATCGCTGGTTGTAATGGCGCTGGCTTCCTGCTGCCAGTAGACGCGCACACCACCGAAGAAGGTGGGGACGCCGCTGGCGGGAACCGTCGCCTGATCCACGACAGGCATATCGACCTGACGCGAACCCATGTTCACAATTGTTGCGCCCTCGCGAATGGCGGACATCGGGGCGGCTACGGCCATGAGCTGCGCCAGATGTTCGGTCTGGATGATGTACCCACCCGCGCCGCCTGTCGCACCGGTCATGTCCTTGCGATTTGAGAAATCGCGGTCTTCGAAGACCTTCAGACGCGGGTCGCGCACCTTGCCCTTGCTCAGTACTTCCTGAGCCAGAGCGGAGGTGAATTCACCCCACGACTTAAAGCCTTCTTCCTTCTGCTGTTCTCCCCGCAGGTGCGTGTCGTTTTGCAGTTCACCGCCCGCCGCATTGATTTCAGCAAGCTTCGCGGCCCGATCCTTCAGGCCCTTGGCTTCTTCCATCATACGGTTGGCTTTTTCCACGTCGTCCGCTGACGCATCCAGATTACGGATGATCTCGCCCGCGTCCTTGTAGAGCTGCACCGCACGCCCTGTCAGGAGGTCTACATCATTACGTAAGGCAACCATGCCTATCCTCCTAAGGTTTCAAGTTCAAGATTGATTTGCGCCAGTAACCGCTGCCGCTCGTTTGCGGTGAGTGCTTGCGAAACTTGTTTCGCCTGCGGCTCGACCAACGCGGGGGGTTGTGCTGGATTGTCCAACAGGGCATCGTCACGCCCTGATTGTTCACTTGGTTCGTCGCTGGCTTTGGCGTTATCCGCGCCTTCGCCTGCGTAGTCTTCTGTATCTTCATCGTCGGGATGTTCGATGAGTCCGGCGGCCATCAGCACATCGGTCAGCGCTTCGTAGGCCACCCGTAAGCGTTCGGCGTTGGACGCGCTGATCACGCGCCCCTCTTTGACCAGCGCCTTACTTTCTTCCGTCAGCGCCGCCGCCCACCACAGCATCCCAAAGCCCATGTCCATTGGACGCAGGGCAAGGTCTTCTGGAATGGCGTCCAGAAATGCGCCGATGCTGACTTTAAGCAGGCTCAACAGCGCCGCGTGTTCATCGTTGTTGGTAAGTCCCACCGCAAGGAAATCATCATTGGTGTAGTTGCCCGCTTTAAACAGGCACGCCGCCAGATAATCCCCAAGCCGCTGCGTTGCGCTGCCATCCGGCATGTACTCTTTGGCGCTGACAGTGGCCGTTGCCTGATTCATTCCCCACAGGACTGGTGAGCACTCAAAAAGGCGAATTTCGTCAATAAAACGGGCATTCACCTTCTGCCCGCGCCATTCAATCTTTTCGTAGTGCTGACGAATGATGTCAAAGCCGATGGAGTATTCACCGATGACACCCGCCTTGATGCGGTTAAAGATGGCGTTGCTTTTTTCATCGTCCACCATAAACTGCATCCGCACCCACAACCCGCCAGTGGCTTCGGGGTACTCAGCGGTGATTTCCATCGGCAGTTCAGTGGCTTCCATTTCGCGAATGGCCAGCACCTTGGCGATGGCGTTTAACGTGCTGTCGGTGTTGTGCTGGTCAAGCACAAGGATTTTTGACCAGCGTTCGGAGATGGTCTTGGCAAACGCGCCCTTCTGAACGATGTCGTTGCCATAGTCCAGAATGCCAAAGACGTTCACAATGGCTTCCACAACCCCGGCATCGGCTTTTGTGATGTGGGCGTGAAAGGCTTTATCTAAACGCTCGAATTGTTTTTTCATACCCTCTCCAAACAAAAACACCCGGAGCAAAGGATGCTCAGGGCATTCGGTGTGTTCTGCAAGTTGCGCTCAGGGCGCTTCAACTGCGGTTAGCGGCGTTTGATTTCCTGTGGCTCGAAGCGCCGCGTGTTCAGCCGTTCATCGCTCGTAACAATCTCAGTGGCGACCGATGGATAACTGCGCACGATATGTTTGCAGTTGGGACACAGGATTTCCACTGTGCCGCGCCCATCGCTCTCACCGAGCTTTTTGTTACACTTCGGACAGCGCACGTCCATCATCAGGCACGCGCCACCGCTGCGTGGTGGATCGCCAGTTCCAGCGACGTGGTGGTGGGCGCGTATCCCACATACGTCCAGAAGTCACCCGCGCCTTCATCTGCCGCAGGCTCAATGCTGCCCGCTGTGCCAGAGATGCCGTAGTGCTCGCCCTGAACCAGCGTTGCCGTGCCTGTCACCGTGCCCTTCGTCTGTACCAGCACCTGCGACCCGCTGGCCACCGTGCCGATAACGACGCCAAACACCTGCGCCTTGGTGGCCGATGTCTGGTCTGCCTTCTTGAGTTTGTTGCTGTCGGCAGGGTCACGGTAGACCAGATTGCCGTTGGTCAGCGCTTCCCCTGCGATATGCCCGCTGTCAAAAACAGCGTTCGCGCCGGGGGTGATGGATGTGCCGAGTGCTACTGGAGCCATGTGTTAAGCCTCGCATCTTAATAATCAACGTTTCGTTAATTCTTGGAATTGTAGCATATAACAGAACAAATGTGCAAGTGCATTATGCAATCTTACCGTTTCGTTGACTGTGTTTCGAAAAGCGGCGGG